TATTTACTTTGCGTCAACAACGTCCAATTTGACTCCCGCTCAATTATGGTTAATATTACAAATGAAGGATATAATGTCGCTGCCGACATTTTTGCACTCGGGGGGACAAACTAATGCCCGGCGGAGGCGGCGGTAAAGGCTCGGGCGGCGGTGGCGGTGGTGGTGGTGGCGGTGGTGGTGGCGGTGGGCCAGCCCCAAGCCCCAAGCCCGGACCAGCCCCAGGACCGCTGCCACCTCCCCAGCCACCTCCCCAGCCACCCCAAGGGCCAGCAGGGCCAGCAGGGCCAGCAGGGCCAGCCGGGCCAGCAGGGCCAGCAGGGCCAGCAGGGCCAGCAGGAGCCGATGGAGCCGATGGAGCCGGGCCAGCTGGGCCAGCAGGAGCCGATGGAGATTCCATTGTTCCGACCCCGCCTAGCTCTGGATTTTACGTTCTGGGCTCAAGCAACGGAGTCTTATCCTGGACTCTCACCGAGGAATGCTGACACAAGTCTTAAGTATTAAGTTTGTAAGTTTTAAGACTGACCACCGAGACAATCACGCAAACCGCCACTTTAAACTTAATTCTTAAAACTTAAAACTCTTCTTCCATGACCCTCGGCCTCACATCCACCGGAGCCATCAAGACAAAAACCGACGGCGGCCTTCGCGCTGTTAATTGTGCGTGTTGCAACCCGTGTGGGTGCAATGGGGTTGCAATACCAGAAAACTTACGATCACTTTTTGAGGACGCAACAATAGATTCAATAACGATGTGGGGATATGCTCCAGAAGATTTTTTTCCGCTTGGCCCAGCAGAAGGATATCCTGAAGGTTCTTGGGCAGCCTATTGGTTTGTTGTAGATGGCAATTTATTTATCGACGGAAGTTTGATCTATGATTTTAACGGTTGCTTATACGGTATTAATATAGAGTATAACGCTGATACTGATTATGCCGATGCCGCTTTAATATGGTTTGGCCCATTAGAAGGATGTATTTCACCTGGAGAAGGCGTCACCGGAACTTTTACGATAAATGGCACGGGGGAATTTCCATGGTATTACGTTATAGGAGAACTCTACGTGTCACCGCCAGTTCCGTTAGATATTGTAATATCTTGAATCCTGAAATTCTAAAACGCCGCGCCGAACTCCTTTCCCGCTTCGGCAACGCCGCGCACCGCTTCGCTCGCGCTGGCTTCGCGACCACGCCACCCGAAGCACTCGCCACCCGCGAAGCAACGTGCCGCGCGTGTCCCGAATGGGATGCCGCCGCGCTGAATGCCACCGGCCGCTGCCGCAAATGCGGATGCAGCACTTGGGCGAAACTAAGAATGGCGACTGAAGCCTGTCCGCTCGGCAAATGGGGGGCTGTTGACAAACCCACCATTTAAATGGCACGCGATCTTTTCATTGACCTAACAAACCTACGCCTTGCGGCCGATTCTACCACTCTTGCGCCTTCTGGATCGCCCAACTTCACGCGAGGCGATATCACAGAATTTAATTTGTATTTTTTACAAGCGACAGGAGATATTGCCGTTCCGTTTCAAATCACAGACCAATCTGCATCGGCTGTGAATTTTGCAATTGGAAATCTAACAGCGACTCCCGCCGATGGAACTTTTACCCTGTCATATTCGGCGGAAACAAGTGGCGCGTTGAGTTTTTCTGCAACAGCGGGAGCGATTTCATCCGCGCTGAATGCCCTTTCTGCGATTTCGTCTGCTGGAGGCGTATCTGTCTCTGGCGATACGGCAGGGCAAGCAACCATCCAATTCAACTCAAATGGGGCGCGATCCGCAATTACAGCCAACACAAGTTTGCTTTTGCCAGAGACAACAGCAAGCATTACTATCCGCAGAAGCGGGTCAGCGACTCAACCAGAAGTGCAGGATTTGAGTTTTTCCGTGAATCCTTACGTTCTGCAAGCCACTTGGAATAATACGGGCACAGCATTAACCGCATCCGTTGTGACTTCTATTACTGGATCATCATTTTTTAACAATACGCAATCTATCGTATTTTCAAGACCCGCATTTGGGGGAGCATTTTCTGTGACGATGCCCACAACATTTAGTGCCGTTAATTCCATTGTGACTAATGGGCTTTTCATCACAGACGCGAACCACGGGCTTGCGACAAATCAGCAAGTCACATTAACTGGCTTTTCTGCCATCACAGGATATGCACAGGACGGAACGCCATATTTTGTCAGTACGCTTCCTTCTCGCAAGCAATTTACGCTTGCGGTGACCGCTGGAGGAACGACATTAACAGGCACAGCAACTACTGGAGCATCCTCTGGAGCCACTACAATTATCCAATCTACCGATCCGCTTAATTACGCAACAACAGCGGATCAACTGCAAACAGCCTTGCAAGGGTTAAGTTCCATCGGGGCTGGTAACGCAACGGTCTTGGGAAGCAACGCAAGCGGATTTGGGGTTACGTTTGTAAACGAAAAGGGCTTTGTTAATTTCCCGCTTTTGGGAGTTGAAAGCAATCTTTCTGCGGCTCCAGCAAAAACTGGCATTGTTGATTTTACTGGGTTGAATTTGCGCGATGCGATGGAATCCACAAGCACACTTTTAACGCTTTCCGTCCAACTCAACGCCATTTCTCAAACAACAACGGTAGTTCAGCAAGATTGTTTTGTAGTTGAAAAACTCAAACGATAATGGACAACCATACTTTCCATACGTTTGTCGGGACTTCGGCTCCAGCAATGGCGGTCTTGATCTCGTTCTCCGAGGTCGAGGCTTGGCTTCGCATCGCTTCTCTCTTGCTCGGAATTTGCATCGGTGTAGTATCGCTATACAAAATGTTAAAAGCAAAAAAACCATGAAGACACTATTTTCAAAACTCAAAGAACCGTCAACAATCCGAGGAATCGCCATCATCGGTGGCGTTGCCGGTCTTAGCCTAGAACCAGCAAAATGGGACGCAATAGGAGCGGCGGTAGTCGCCATTATTGGACTTATCGAAATCTTCCGCAAAGAAAAATGAACGCTCAAAAAATTGCGCTGTGGATGATTATTCTCAGCTTCGCGTTCTTAGGAATGGCATTTTTAACTTCTTGCGCGGGGTTTAAGAATCCCGCCGTTTGCGTCAAGACGGATTACGGAACTTTTTGCTATGAGCTTCCAGACATCCAAGGGCTGAAAAAATGATTTACGACGACCGCTCCGAGGTTCAGCTTGCCACGCTCCATCCCGATGTCGCAAAGGTCGCCAGAGCCTTCCTCGGAGTAGCAAAGGTCATAGCTGCAAAAGTTGGTTGTGACGTAAAGATAATCTCCGCGACTCGATCCTACATGGAGCAAGATGCACTCTATGCAAAAGGCCGAACGATTCCTAACACAAAAATTGTGACCCGTGCAAAAGCGGGCTTTTCAAATCATAACTTTGGGATTGCGTTCGACGTGGGCATCTTCAAGGGGAAAGAATACTTCGGCGAACACCCGCTGTATAACGAACTCGGCACGCTTGGCAAAAGCCTTGGCCTTGAATGGGGCGGCGACTGGAAATTCGTTGACGAACCCCACTATCAACTCCGTCCGCATTGGGCAAAGGGCATGAGCGAGAGGGAAATGCTCACAATCCTCCGCACAAGGGTTTCTAAAAAAATCGACGTTCTGTCGTAATCTTTTTTGGAATTTATTCAAATCCTTAAAAGTTTTTTTTATGCAAGGCGTCCGCAAACGCTCTTAGAATAAGGGTTCTAGGATTGCAAAAAAAAAAAAAATAATTCTTTCCAATTCTGGAAAAAATGAGAGACTAAGTGCATCAAAGGAAGCGGTTTCCTCTGATTAAACCTAAAAATAAAAAACCTAAATATATGAAAAACCAAAATGAAAATTGAAACAACAGAACCCACGATTATCACAGACACATTAGATGAACTCCGCGCAATGCACGAAGCTCGGCTCGATTACATGGATTCCTGTGAATGCTGCTGGGAAGATTCAGACGAATAATCCAACCGGCGCGGGTTCAATCCCCGCGCCTTTTCTAAAAAAAGAAACCTAAATACATGAAACCCTACTGCTGCACCAATAGATATCTAGTCTCTCATTCAAAAAAGCCTCGCTCACGTGGCTGTTGGGCATTTCAAGAATGGGTTCCTATGGGAAGCCCTCTTGATGAAAAACGGGAAGTGATGCTCATTACTGGAACTTACGCCGAATGCAAAAAAACAGCCCTATCCCACTTTCAAAGTAACATTGAAGTTCTCCCCTAAACACCAAACCAAACCAACAACCAATAAAAATAGAAACTAAAAATATGAACGAACTCACCTTAATCCAAGGGCAAACTCAACTAAACGCAATCGACGCCGTTCGCTCGGCTTCCACAACCAGCAGCAAATATGGATTCATCTCTTCCAGATCAATCATTGATAATTTAGCTTCGCTTGGCTTCACTCCGCGCAAAATACAAATCCACAAAGTAAGAAAGGATGAGCGTCAGGGATTTCAAAGGCACATCGTCCGACTTCAGCATCAATCTCTGATGCCTAAAGTTGGCGACTCGTTTCCCGAAATCGTTTTGATCAACTCGCACGATGGCGGCTCATCATACCGAATGCTACTCGGCATTTACCGACTTGTTTGCACTAACGGAATGGTCAGCGGAAACACCGAAGACGAGATTCGTTACACGCATCGCAAGGCAAACATCTCGCTGATTAACGATGGCGTCATGCGCCTTGTGAATCGTGCATCTGAGTTGACTGATAAAATCACTCAAATGACCAGCAGGGAACTTACCCTTCCAGAACAGGCATCTTTCGTGGAAGAGGCTATCAAGCTTCGCTACCGCGCACTTGAAGAGGGCTCACCGCTAAAGGAGGTTCACAAGTGGAACAATCGCCGGAATGCCGTCAACGAAATTCGTCGCCACGAAGACAGCGGAAGTAACCTTTGGCTTACGTTCAATCGCATTCAAGAGAATCTCACGCAAGGAAGTCACCGAGGCTCAGGAATCCGCCGTATCACCTCGCCATCGGCCGATCTCAACGTCAATCGGTCGCTCTGGAATCTCGCCGAAAGTTTCCTCAACTAAAAAAACAAAAGTGGGGGAGCGGGAAAACTACCCGCTTCCCTGTTTTTCAAATTTTAAAATATGACGAATCAAAAAAAGTGGAGCATTTCAAACATTGCTTACGCCTCACATATCGGGATTTTGGAAATTGAAAGCGGTCAATACTTTGATGTTCTTGAAACCGATACAAAACTTGTTTTCGGATCAGCCTGTAACGCTGGATTCCTTGAATCGGGTTTCATCCTGCGGGATGATTGTGAGCCGCTAGATGAGGCTTTGCAGGAACTGCAAGCTGATCTGGAAGTTTACTACCGAGACGGAGCGCAATATGTATCACGTATCGTTTGCAACGATAGAATGTAAGAAGCAAAAATAATTAAAATATATTCTTTCCAAATGCATTGAAATGAACGATCATCACTTCATCGGTTGAGATCACCTCAAGCGAAAAAAACCTAAAAACCTATAAATATGAAATCATCAAACTCTTGGGAAATCCAAATGCAAATCTCGAAAGCCAGTTGCGCTTTCCATGCCAAATACGGAACCGCATTTCTTCGCTCCGCTTCCTTTTACAATTTTCCAAAATCCAAATAATATGCACTGGAAAAAAATAAAACCAATTTGGGCACCTAAAAATATGACTCTCCCACCCTGCCACGAAGAATCTCCGCAATACGCCGCTTGGAACTCTAGGGTCGAAGCCTTAGAGGAAGCGGGATTAGACCGAAGCGATGCCCAAGGAATCGCCGATCTCGAATTTTCACAAAACTAAAAATATGAACAAGAACCACTTCCAAGAAATCGCCGAAATGCTCGGCGAAGAATATACAAAATGCCTTTCCACTCGGGATTGGAAAGTTGTAGAAAAAATAATTGACAGACTTTGCGAAACCTTTAAAAAAATTAATCCTCAATTTGACCGCGCCAAATTTATCGCCGCAATCTACGAATAAAATCCTATGACCGAACTTACTTTCATCCTAATTTACGCCGCTGGTTGCATCCTTTCCATGATGGCGGGATATACCTTGGGCAATTATACAGCAACCACCAAAGGCGAGGAAACACGCCGCTGGTGGATGAATCGCCAAAATCGCCGCGAAAGAAAATAACAAATGGAAATCTCCGATGAATTTGTTACAAAAATTGCTTGTAGGATAATTGAGCAAGCCTACCAAGATATTCGATGCGAAAAGAATTTTGAATCCCTTTCCTGCATCCGCGATCAAGATTTTTATCGGACAAGCGCAAGCACATTTTTTCGTGGAGAATTTTTTAGAATTATCTGCGAGGCGTTAGGTTTTGATGAAAGCGCAATTCGCCTTCAGGCATTCAAATGAAAACCATATTTGCTATTGATTCGGGGCCAGAGCATTCCGCATTCGTAATCTACAAAGGCGGCGAGATCTTAGATAGCGGTTATGTTCCAAACGCCGAGATGCGACAGATTTTAATTGGTCGAGAGTATGACGTTTGTGCGCTTGAAATGATTGCGAGTTATGGAATGGCGGTAGGTAAGTCAGTGTTTGAAACGTGCCTCTGGATTGGTCGCTTTATCGAGGTTAGTCACGCACCCAGCATGAAACTCTATCGCAAGGATATTAAAATGTCCCTGTGCGGCTCAATGCGAGCGAAAGATGGAAACGTGCGCCAAGCATTGGTTGACCTTCTAGGGAGTCAGGGAACTAAAAAGAACAAAGGCCCGACCTACGGAATTTCCTCACACAAGTGGGCGGCTCTAGCTGTAGCCGTATATGCAGCAAACCAACTAAACATAAAAAACTAGAAATATGAAACCGCAAGAAACAACAGAGCGCATTCGCAAAGTTGAAAAAATGGAGGTTGAACAACTCCTTGTAGAAATAAAAAATGCTCAAGATGAGATGCAAAAACACCGAGATGAAAGAGTGAAGTTGCTCGAATATCTTGGAAAAACTCAAGATTTGATCAATTATGGTCGCGCCGCCGAAAGAGAAGCCTCGGCTAGATTAAAATATGTTGCCCGACTCCACGCCAAAAAAGCCTCGCATCAAATTGATCATGGCATTTATCCAATAACTGAACGCAAATAATCAACAAAAACTAAAAATATGAAAATAATAAGCGGAAAAATAAAACGAGCGCAACGCATTGTGATTTATGGCGTTGAATCGGTAGGAAAAACCACGTTTGCTTCCCAATTCCCAAAACCTTTGTTTCTGGATATTGAACTGGGTTCAGCGCATTTGGATATTGAT